TCCTTCGTTTTGAGATCATCAAGCGCTTCCTTCCAGTTCTCTACATCAGGAATCAAGTCGGTGACCCAGCCATTAAGGTATGACTCGATATTTTCATGCATCTTACTCCCACGTTCCATTGCAGGCGAACCCGGTGATGGTATCTTCTTGATGAAGCTATAGCAGAACTTTGCAGGACAGGATCGATACTGATCCAGCTTACTGAAACCCCAGGCATCTTTAAACATCACAGCTCCGCAAAGTTATAGCCAATTGATTCATCACTACGCACTTCGTAGCCCAGTATATCTTGAAACGCGCCATTGACAGCCCATTCCAGGTGCTGCCTTTCAGATGCCAGGTACTCGATGGGGCATTGCGCTACGAGCTGGTCATGCACCGTAAGCACAAGCTCCCCATTATCCGTCTTCTCAGCGTATCTAATCATTGCTTCTTTGGTCTGATCTGCCGCAGATCCTTGAATCTTGTAATTAGGTAGCTTATATTCAAAGGACTTCCACACGCCTTTGACTTCAGCTGGCTTTTGCGACATATATTCACGCCCACCAATTGTTTTGGTATGGCATTTTGCTCGACCAATAGCATTGAGCTCTTTCTGGAACGTTGCTATTTCTGGTAACGCTCCAAGATATCTTGCCTTAATCTTTGTAGCCTCCCCAGCGTCGATGTCAAGAGTTTCTGCGACTCTTCCAACGCCTGCTCCGTATAATACAGCAAATCCGAGAGTTTTAGCAACCTTTCTTGTAATCCCGGCAATTCCGGCAGCGATTTGGTGGATGTCTTTTCCCGGGTCATTTTGAAGGGCCTTAAGTAATGCACCATTGGTAAAGTGCGCTAGCAGCTTCATCTCTTGCGCTGAGTAGTCCCTGCCTATAAAGATCATACCGTCATCTGGGATAATGTACCTTCTTACTTGTGGTAGTAATCCTTCAGGCACGGGGTAATCTATTTTGGCTAGCTGCGTCTTTAGCTCTTCCCATTCAACAGGAATATTCTGCAAATTCGGGGAGCTACTGATCCGTCCCGTTCTAGCACCAGTGTCCGTGTAGTTCCGTATCTGGTTCCACTTCATGAACAGGCGACCATGGTGCTCATACTGAACTAGCCAAGGCTGCATAAAAGTACGTAAGCAAGTAGCAATAGACCCGCGGACGAGAAGGTCACCAAGAAGATCATTATCTGCAATAGCACCAATGAGACTTTCTTTTGCCGTGCTGCGTAAACCAGTCGGCGTCGTCTTAAAGCCCTTGCTAAGTCCCGCCGCCTCAATAGCATCTGCAAGCTGGGCGCCACTGTCGACGTCAACCTGTCGTCCCACTTTACTACAGATGGCATCATCGAGCTCATCGAGCTTGCCCCAGTAAAAGTCTGTGTCCTGTTTAAGTCGAGGCCCGTCCAGGTTAATACCTCGCTGTTCCATTCTAAGGATGTGAGGCATGAGACGACGTTCTCGGTCATATGCTTCTTGCATTCTATAATTCATACGCGGTCCTTATCTTTGATTTGTCCACATTTGTGGGCATGTTCTTTTGATGGTAGTCGCTAAGCCCATTTCTTATGAAGTACTTGTAGAGCTCCATTGTTCTCTTGACGTCGCCGATAGCATAGGTACCAACAAGGTCACCAGGCGCTCTCGCGATATATGCACCCCAGGCTTTATCAGTTGCTCGACATACTCCATGTCTGACCAGCCAGTCCCGGACCGCATCCTGCTCGGTTGGTGGCTCTCCCAAGAGTTGTTCTGCAAGAGGTTTAAGTGACAACTCACCGAATGGATTAGCCAGAAATGCGAGGAGCATAGTATCATGTACACGGTCCCAAGGTACGCGCAGATTCATCTCCTCCTCTATGATGGCGCAATCAAAAGGAGCATTATGAAAGACATATTCATCATCTTCAAATGATAAAATGTCTACAAGAACCTTACGTGCGTAGTCGTAAGTACAATTATTCTCTATTGGGTGTCCCCATGCCAAATACCGGCCTGTTCCGCCATCTGGTAGAATAGCGAGACCTACAGGTTTAGGCGGAAAATCAGGACGAGCCTCGATGGCTTCGCTTTCAAAGTCTAGTGCGACCAGCATAAATTTCCTTGAAAAAAAGGCCCGGGTGGCAACTGCAAGAAGCCTCCGGGCCTATAAAACTTAGTTATCCAGATTCGGATAAGGCGTGATGGCCAACTGATACGCTTCTTCTTGTTTAGCCAGAAGCAACAGAGGATCCATATCAGGCGTGTGTTCTTTCAAGGTGAGATGCACTTTGAAGAAGCTCTTCTTGTCCTCAACACAAGAGAGCGTAGCAATGAACTCGCCAGTGAGCTTTGCGGCTTGTTGACAGCGCGAAGTGAATGCTGTGACTGTGTTAAGCGACGTCACAGGAATCTTAGCCGTATACATTGGCGCAGACTTAAGTGGCACGTTCGCGGGCACTACGATGATTCTGGCACCTTCACGACATGCTTTGCCTTTGCCCGGAGTTGTACTTCCAGGACGTGGGGGAGCTGAACCCCACTTGTTCTTCGGACAAGATGCGCAGTCATCGCTTTGTGGATCTGGTGATTCCGGATGCGGCTCGTTACTATCAAGCGCATAACACGCTGGCACTTGTGGTGAGTCCGAATCAAACGGACCGTCGTACCATGCGCGTTCACCTACTGCCGCAAGCACACGAACATCTGCTGTGTTATTGGGCACGGACTGACCGTCAACCTTTAACTGCGCATTTTTGAAGCTGATGTAGCTCCCCGTAGTGCGCATTGACTTAGCAGCTGCTGCTTGACGCTCTAGTTCTGCTACAAGACGTGCTTTGATGACGTCCGTGCTTTCAACTTCGTTACTCATACTAGCTCCTTGAACTCTTAGTCAATGAAAGATCCACGTCCTCTACCGCTTCGGTACCTGGAATAAGGACGCCCGTGTCATAGAGCTCTCGCCATGCGAGTACGCTCAGACGCTTTTGCAACAGGTCAAACCTGTCGTTGTTTCGAATCCAACTGTGGATGTCGATCCAATTAGTAGTAATAGGAATGATGCTTGTCTTGACACCTGCCGTAGCCAAATGGCCAGAGGCTTTTTCAAGACCCGAGATTGCAAGCGTGTCGAGAATCTCTTCTCGTAGCTTCATCTCTTCTGCTTTGAGCTCTTTGACACGGCGCTCAAAGTTAAGTCGCTCTTCTCTTCGACCATATAGTTGGTCGATAACTGATCCGAGATCACGTAGTTCTATCATCTTTGCTCCTAGTTTCACCAGAGGCATTTCTGGTGATGAACTATTATAACGCACTTTTAGCTCCAGGTGCGCCTCTGTTACACTATGTTACACTGTACATGGCCTTGAAGGTGCTAAAGCGGGGGACATTAAGGGCACCATAGTCGAAGGTCTTGAATGTGATACGATGCCCGACGATCTGGTCCTTGTGTTCCCAATAATAGACTCGATCCTCTGCAGTCATTTCCCCGGGGGAGACCCGTAGTTGCTGTCCAGTAGACTCGTCTGTAGCAAGGATTGTGCCCACTCGTCCTGCTGGGACCATTCCATCTTGATGGTGACTTCTGCGTGAAGCTCCAGTAGCGTCAATTTTTTGCGCATTAGTATTCGTAACTCCTTCTTCAATTCCCGTAACAAGTGCCTCTCCGTCGCGGAATCGTTTGAACTTCCAAAGTAACTGATCGTTATGCGTAGCTCTACCAAACTTGTACCGGCCATGGGTTCCACGAATCATCACTCCTTCATATCCATTATCTACTATGGCTTGCTCGTACTGTAGAAAATGCTCCATTGATGGGGAGACAATATGAGGAACGATCCGTACCTTCGGATGGTCCACGTTTAAGAGCATAGTATGTCGGACGTGGAAAGGCTCATCAGGTCTATCGAAAGTATCGAAGACATGATACGTGAATTCTGGTATTCCATCCGCAGCCATGATTCCTGACTGGGTTCGCCCCAAAACGTTGCCCCGGTTAGGCTCTCCCACAATGAGTTCGCCGTCAATGCCATCTGGTAGTCCTCTAAGAGCGTCTTGAACATGCTTATTCCTGAAGGGCTTGAGATTCCGGGAGAGGGCCTGCCCATCTTTGATAACACATCTTAGGCCATCTAACTTCGGGGATACCATGATCGGCCATGCCAATCGGAGTGGATCCTCAAGTGTTGCCGATAAGAGGGGTTTGAATTGATTCATTTTGGTGTGATAATGTATCCGTTAATCATTTGTTGATCGTTGGTTATGCCGTGTGTATATCCGAATAGTTGGGCCTCCGTCATCTGTAGTTGATTAAGTCTCTTGCGCTGTGATGTAAGCTTATACGGGAAGGTGGGGGAGGAGCTCAAAGCACTCAGTGTTCTCGAACAAAGCGACTTCGCTGAAGAGCTATCCTCCCCCAATCTCGCTGATAGATAACCAGCTGTGATGTAGAACTCACCTTTATCTTTCATTCGTGCCAATTCACCAGCTTCAATGAGGTCACGCACCATGTCGCCACGTATGTCAGCTCTGTGATATTGTGCATTGACTAATTGTTGCACATCTGAAATGTGACTATGCTCATTACGCAACTGCTCAGGCGCCTGGTCAACTGTAACTTTCAAGTTATACCAGTGTGTAGCGCGTAGCTCTTGCTCTTTGGCCTTTACCTCTGCAAGGATCTGCAACTTCTCATTATAGGGTAGCCTAGTGATTTTCAAGACTTCCAGGTTCAAGAATCGCCGGCTACCAGTTTGATCGCCCAGCTGATCAAGGCGATTAGTAGTACCAACAAATACAAACCCTCGTTCTTCAATTGTGGGCATTTTCGCATATGCCACCCGGTACTCATCATGTGTTTGTGTTATGAGCTGCTTAGCTCGATCCATTGCTGTTTTTTTGGTCTCAAATATGACACCTTCTGCGAGGTCCACAATGACTGAGCGTGCAAGCATCTGTCCTTGGGTACGATTACTGTCTCCTGTATTGCTGGATAGTTCAGTAATCGCATAGTAGAATTGCTGTCCTTCAAAGCGAGAGAGATCCTCGAAGAATGTACTCTTGCCAATCCCTTGCGCACCGATAAGTATACATGCATGGTCCACCTTTGTACCAGGTTTCAAGATTCTAAGCCCGAGGCCTGTCATTAGAATGCGACCCCAATCGTCTGCAAATGCGGGGAAGGTAGTCTCAAAATATTTGCTACCCCAGGAGTCAAGGCGTGGGACACCATCCCATTCAAGACTCAGCATTTTCTCTTGTACTAGATCACGATGACTCGTTAGTGCTAACTGAATACCTGTACTGATGCATCCTGTCTTGAAGTAAGCATTGATCTCTCCTTGCATGTACTCAATACATGAATGCTCAAGCTGTACTACGTCAGCAACATGGCCATCTTGTATAATACCGAGGCGCTTATCAATGTAAACGTTACCGGCAAAGAAATGTGATAGTATCTTTGATGCATTGAGCTCATTTAAGATAAGTTTCTCATCATTGAACTTGCAGCCGAGCGTCTTGAAGAGCTGTTTCCGGGACTCGGCTAGTGCATCGAACGGAATGGATATAAGGTCTTTGAACGATGCGTTAGGGTCTATCTCGAGCCAATCATCGACGCCCTTTTCAAATGGTGGGCGGAATATCTCGAGGTCGCAGGCATGTGCTATCATGGCCTGTCTGAGGGACGTGGCTGCTTGTTGGATGCCTGGTTTGCTTTGGATATCACCATCAAAGATAGCAATGACACGCATTCCAGGACGTAGGCATTTCTGAAGATTGGGGAGGAGCCGATGTGTACCGTCCTCCACTTTCTCGAGTCCGTTCCATGCACCGCCTATGCCTATGACATTTATCATGGGCCATTTCTTAAGGAAGCGCGCTGCTTTCTTCTCACCCTCAATGATGTAAAGTACATCATCGTCTCTAAACTTGTCTAAGTTCTGGGTGTGGCTCCACCAGATATCTCGGATGTTCTTGGGTTGTAGATACTTATTAACCGCACGGTCATGGCGCGTACGGTACATAGTAGCCGATCGATATGGTATCACATAAGATCCGGCCCCGTCATAGCGGTACGAACTAATAGGATACGCTTGAATGTCTTTGGGTTCTAGACCTGAACGTGCTAGATCACGATGCATGAATTCAACACTAATTGGATCATCCAATTGTGGGGGCGAAACAAGGGCAAGATTCAATTCTTTTTCCTTTTGGTAGACCTTCTAAAGGCAGACCCCAGGATGGTGAGTCCTGGGGTTTTGATCTGCCGGGGTTACCAGCCCCAAGAAGGTTGCTCGGCATTGCACCGAACAATTTCTATTTTATCACCAAAATCGATTTTAGGACAATCTTGTTTCGTTTCGTTACACCGACTTAGCCTCCTGCGCTGCGAGGACGGCGCGGGCGAAAGCCAACGAATTGAGCGCACCCTTGTTACGGACGATGTTCATTCCCCGAAGTGTGTCTATCTCCTCATCAGTTAGCGGCGTGGTCGGTGCTGGTGGGTGGGTGTAGAGACGCACCAATTCGCCGGATGCAATCAGATCGTCGTTA